CGCAAATCCCTCTGTAATATTTTCAGCTGCCATAGAAGCAGCCATGAATGCATCAATAATTCCTGCTATCTCATCTGTAGCAGTATTTCCAAAGCTCTCAAACATACCTGCCATAGAATCGAGGGCGAAGCCCCAACTTTGCTCCACCTTACCTGCTGCATTTTCTCCTTCCTCACCGTACTGTTTATACCATTCAATAGCTTCAGCTATTTCTTCACTTTGAAGTCTAAAATTTTCAGCCAATTCTTCTAAAGTGGATTTTACTTTATCTCCTCGCATAGGTAAAATTTCCATTTCACCATTATTATCTTCAAGACTTTCTCTTACAATTTCTATAGCCGTAAGAAATGAATACGCTCGTTTCGTCACTTCTTCAAGCGATTCTATTACTTCACCACCTTCTCCTCTCCAAGTTTTATATGCTTCAGCAATTCGTATAACTTCTGTTTCCGCTAGTGCTATTGCACCACCTGATATTGTGACAGCTTGTCCAAGCTCTGACATCTTAGCACTTTCTTCAGCCGTCGTAGTAACTAAATTCTGCAAACGTTCTTTGAGTTCTTTTGCGGCCTTCTTTAAAGATTCTACTTCTTTCTTAGCTATCGCAGCTGCCTTAGCAATTCCATCCTTTAACGTTTTTGCATTTGCCTTAAGAATTTTTTCTGTTTTCTCAAAAGCTTCTTTTGCGGATAAGCCAGAATCAACAAGCTTTTTGAACATTTCAGATCCCGCATCACCTGCTTTCCAAGCTTTCCATGCGTATTCTTCGAATTCTTTTAATTTCATTGCGGCACCGTATGTAGCTTCACGGTGTTTCATTAAATCTTCAGTAACGATTTTTATTGCTACACTCCAATCCTCGACCGCATAACCAACAAGCTGACTTGCCTGACTCATGGTATCAAATTGTGGTAAAGTTGTTTTCATTGCATCATCTAACCCCATAATTGCTTCTGACGCTCCATCAACATTTTCCCGAACAAAATCAATCTCCATGATAAGACTACCAATTTGCCAACCGATAAAAGCGGCACCTAATATACCTGCTGCTACTGTAAGTGCACTAAGAGCTATCGTTGTAGAGGCCGCTGCTACTCCTAGTGTTCCTAATGAAGTCGTAAGTGTACCGATCATCATTAAAAGAGGAGGTCCTGCTATGACTAACGCTCCAAAAGCAAGTGTAACCGACTGTATAGAAGTAGGCCAGTTTGCAAACCATTCCACTGATTTCATTGTCATCGCTAATAAAGGTTCTAATGATTGAGTCACTCCCATAATGAGAGGAAGAAGTGTATCACCAAATTTTTGAGCCGTAATTTCTACTTTAGCTTTAAATTGATCCCACGTAAATCCGGCTTTATTAATTCCTTCTGTTTGCTCCCCAAAAGCTGTTGTCATAGCACCAGAAGCAGTTTTCATAGCCTCCAAATCTGTAACAAACTTCTGGGCTTGCCCACCAGTAAGTGCAAATACTGCTGTCAATGCTTCAGCCCGACCAAATAACTTTGCCGTCGCTTCTGTTGAACCATCAGTTTGTGCTATCAATGCTTTAAGTGAATCCACCATACCCAATTCACTAAGCATAGCTTCAGCACTGCTGAAACCAAGTTCTTTAATTCCCGTTGCCATATCATCAGTCGGCTTAAGCATTGCACGTAAAATAGCAGCAAACTGTGTAGATACTTCCGCAGCATTACCAGTAACACCTGTTAATGTTGCGAAACCTGCAAATAATTCTTCTTGTCTTACACCCAGCTTTGCAGCTAGAGGAACAACACGACCAATTGAAGCAGCTAATTCAGGAAAAGTCGTTTGTCCTAATTTCACAGTGACAAACGCAAGATCAGCAGCTTTCTCTACCGCTTCAGCCGTTACCACCCCATAACCTTTCGTCACTGCTGAAGTAAGATTTATCGCATCAAGTGTTGTAGCAACTCCAGCAGTTGCGGCCCTAGAATTGATTTCAAGAATTTTCACGGTTCGCCCAGCTTCATCACCGAATGCTGAAATAGTCTGGTACAAACCACCAACTAAGTCTTGTGTTTCTTTACCATGAGCTACAGCAAGTTTTTGAACTTCAGTTTTGAGTTCAATTACTCTTTTAGTACTTCCTGGTATTAATGAAGCTACATTTGCCATCCCCTTATTCAGATCTGTAGAAAACTTCAAAGCTGCCACACCAGCTACACCAAGAGCCGCACTTATAGGCAAAAGAGCGCCACCAAGAGACTTCATTTTTGTCCCAGCTTGTTGAAGATTTTTGCCCATAATCTGAAGCTGTGGGCTCATCTCGTCCCGCAATTTTATCAGCGCTTCCAAAGTTCCCACAGAAATCACGATAATTCCTCTAATTCTGCAAGAGATTTTTGAAGTTGCACAAGCTTCGCTTTTATACGAGTTTCACTTTGCCAAGCTTCTTTGCCGGATGCACTCATTTTTGCACGAGTTTCCTCAGAAAGTTTTTTGCCTTTCCTTGCTGCACTCATTTTTGCACACCACTCAGCAGAAAATTTTCTACCTTTATTTGTTGGAGCTTGATTTTTTCGCGCAGCTTTTATCTTCGCACGTGTTTCTTCAGAAATTATTTTGCCCTTTTGACTGGTGCTTATTTTTGCTCGTGTTTCTTCAGAAACTTCACGACCCATTAGTCGAGCACTTATCTTTGCACTTATTTCAGGATGATTTTCAAAATATTCTTTAGTTGCTACACTTGTTCTTTTCCGTTCTTCAAGATTTTCATATCGCTTTTTTTGTGTAGCACTCATTTTTACACAAAATTTTTCAGAGTGTTTTTTACCTCTCATTCCGCAAGGAGATTCTCTGCCTAACTGATAAGTCAAAATTTGAGAAGCGCTCATTTTTACCCGTGATTCTTCAGTGTGCTTTAAACCATGTACTCCATCTCCCCCATCAGTAGCATTCGTAAGTTTATGCCCTGCTTTTAGGTATTCACAAATATACAATTTTTCAAGAATGTGAGCATTTTCCAAAGTACTTGCTTCACCAATAAGAAAAACTTTTGGTGTACCATTTGTAAGCAATACTTCACGTAACCAATTTACTTTATGGGATTTCTTTTCAAAATTTCTAACTCCCTTGATATGTCTTATAAGTCGATCTATAGGATCATGTTGTGTGTAGCCAATATAACGTACATGTTCAGACTTCACAGAATCATAAAGACCGTAAATAGAAAACATCATTTCAGCAATTCCTGCATAGCTTCAAATTCAATTTCTTGCAAAACTTCTATCATCCGGGTTTGAGGAAGATCTCGTTTGCTTTTTGAATTATCGTAGGTCTCCTTTGCCCTTGCAAATGCTCGTAACGTCAATATAGCCGGAATCAAACGATCAGGATCATTTTCAAGTGCTCTAATCGCCATATCCGGTAAACAATGAAACTCTTCAGCCACCCGACTTACCACCCATTCAAATGGAACAGGTCCATTTTCATTAAGTGCGTGATAAAGTCGGGTTAGGAGTTTTTTTCTTCTTCTTCACTCGGAGGCTTCGTTAAATCGATAATTTCCTGAGCTGCCCAGACAGCCGTCCGTTCATCCAATTGTTCAATTGTGCTAGAACTTAGTTCCTCCTCATAGCTCCACTCAGCAATTCCAAATCCCAGCAAAGTTTCCAAATCGAAATTCACGACATTGTACTGTTGCTCTCGAATCAATCGTCGTGCTCTCTCTTCATCAACTTTCCCACTGGTGAGTGCCGCAATGAATTCCGCACCGAAAGACTTTGCAATCTCTCGTTGCTCTTCTTCTTGAAGTTTTCGAGCTTTGCGAAGTTGTTTCCAAGACAATCTACGAATCTTAAACCAAGCCCCCTTTTCATGAGGAATATCCATTTGAACAGGTTCACTTAACAACATAAAGCCTCCTCTCTTCTTACGTTTTTTCAAAACAGAAGTAATTTTGTTACGCTTTTTAAGGAGTCCACACTCCAGCACCGGTCGGTAACAAATCGACAACCGCCGTTTGAATACTTCCGTTTTGAGCAATCACCTCGTAAGCCTGGACTCGTACATCAACTGTAAAAGTCTTGGCATCACCGAACACTACGATCATCTCACGGCCATCATCATTGGGACCATCATCCACGTCCTTGAGAATAGCGTGTGTTCCCGTTACATCTGTCGTATCCCAAATGAGAGTAAGAGTAATCGGCTCAGTCCGTTTCACCCCAGTAGGTGTATGCTCTTCGTCAGCATCTCCAAGAGCATTAGTTTGGTGCATTATCGAAGTCTTTTTGATTCGAATTCCTTCAAGGATGAAGTTGGTAATTGCCTTAGAAGCTCCTGCTGGTGCATTTTCAATATGCACAGTACAATCAGCTGGTCCATATCTTCCTGCCATTTTCTATCTCCTTTTTTAGAGTCGTGAACAACCACTGAATACGATAATATTACCGGCTCCAGTGACATCGCCGTTATAAGCCAAGTAACGATCAACGGTTCCAATTACTGATAGTTTTCGTTCCTTAGCTGGTGCACTTGTTACATTCGTGAAAACAATCAAATCGCCATAAGCCGCGTCATCCGGTGAGTCTCGTAGCTTTCCGATAACTCCATCGAAATCGGCATATTCTGTAACCTGTTGATACCCAGCAGCTCCAGCAAGAGTATTAGCTTGTACTAATGTCCCCCCTGTTCCACCACCAGCTATCAAATCAACCGGAATTGTGAATGTAGTAGTTGAAGTTACAGTAGCAACATGTTCACCATTTGCATCACCTTCTGAATGCCCTGCAATAAGAACTAATTGCCCATTTGTCAATCCATGAGGAACATCAGTAGTTATTACAGTAGGACTTGCTGCTGAAGACGTAAGGATTGTTATCGCACGATTCAATGGACAGACAGTCCAATCAACCGATTGATCTTCAGTGTCCCAATCTGCAGAATTATATTGGATTACCGTTCCACCCGCTCCAGCACCTGCAACTGACAAGTCAACCGGAACCGTGAATGTAGTAGGGGTGACTACTGTTGCAATATTATCAGCGTTGAGTGTAGCTTGCGAATTGCCGGCAATTCTACATGTCTGACCATTAGCTAACCTGTGTGGTTTAGCTGTTGTAACAGTAGTAGGAGTTTCCGCTGAAGCAGTAAGAATCTCTATTTGCGCACCACTCTCTTGAACAATTTGTCCAGGTTCGTGTTTTCCTGTCACAAGATAAGTGACATTTGCTTTTTGCAAATCACCACCTTCAGCCACTACTTCGTATTCACCTTGAAAAGCACCTACAAAGCCTGAAAATTGTCGCCCAACTATTTGCTCAGCAAAACCAAGACAGACAATTCGGGGGACAGCTTGTGGAGTATGAGCCGCTATTTTCCCTTCCATTGCAGCATGAATATTGAGCGCTGCCGTGCTCCAAAATCCACCCTCTTGTACTATTTCCGCTCGACATATACCAGTCGGGCTATGTTCCTCGTCCGCATCACCTATACCATGAGAAGGAGTTTGCAGAGCGATAATTTTCATTCTTAGTGATGCTAATTTTGCTGCCAGCAAATTATAGCCATCAACTAAAAGAAATCCGTGAGGTGAACCATATTTGCCGGCCATTATTTCTCTCCTTTAACACGACCACGACGTCGCGCGAGATTTTTTTCTTTTTCTTCTACATGAACAAACTCTATTGCGCCTTTTGCAATGAAATGATCACGTGTCTTAATCGGAAAATCATCACACCATTCCCCTGGTGCAACTTCTTTTATTCTTACTTGAGCTCGTTGTTCTGCAGTCAGTTTTGAACGTCCACCTGCTTCGTAAACTATTTCAAGACTTTTCCCAGGTTCAGGATATGACACGCCCCGAATCGCTCTTAGTCTTCTCATTTTGATTCTCCTCACTCATATAACCACATTTACTACAAACCATTCTACCACCTAGTACGGGTCTTTTTTCTTTTTCATCAGCACCACATTCCGGACAGGAAGTAGAAAAATTTACTTTATTACCTTTTGGATCTAATATCATTAACTTGGCTCCTTCTGAATATAATAACTACAAGAAATTCGCCATCGTTCATTACCATCTTGTCCTAAAGGAAAAGGTTGATGAAGTGCTGTGACCATTTGATATTTTGTTCCACTTAAAACTTGGTCAACTGAGATACCTATTAAAGAATTAAATGCAGTTTTTGCTTTAACACGTGGCCCAGTATAATCCTCCGCTGCTCCTCTAAACACAACTTGAAGAGTTGGATTTTCAGAAAGAGGAGTTGAAGAACCAAGTCCCATGCTAGGGGAAGAACCTCCTGATTCATAAACACATCCACAAGCTTCAGGAGTAGCAGGCATCTTTACTTTAAATAAATCAGTGCCCACAGTCCCCAAACCTTCAGCGGCCAAGAACGTGAGAACTTCATCTAGAAAAGCCATTTTATAACAATCGATTCAGGTTAATCCGTTTTGCAATTCTACTGAGCATGAAAGCTTTTGATTCCAAAATAGTTGATTCAAGAAATAATGCTTGACCAACTTTATGAAAAGCTTCACGATCATAATGAACTGCAGCTGCATACGGAGCAGCCGCTCCACCAACTTTAATAGAAACTGATATATCACGACCTGACCATTCAGGTTTACTGACTTCGTGAGAACCTTTCAATGTTCCAACATCAACAGGTGTTCTTCTTTGACTTTCAGTAGCTTCAATTTGAGCTTCTTGATATAATGCATTACCAAATTCATCTGGTGCTGTTTTTTCAATATTTCTTAAATTACTCAAAACTCCATCCATACCTTTTATTATAGTAGGCATTATCCCACACTCTACCCTAAATAAATTTCAAACATATAAGGTGCTCCAGTACTAGAATCTATCATTCCTTCAGCATTCAGAATTGGTCCTGTTACCCCATCCGGAGGAGTTATCCGATCACGTGGATCAATTGGTTCACGACGTCCTGTAGCACCATTTGCAGTCACTGGTTGTAAAATCGTTATCTTAGTCTTAGACACAACCACTACTCCAGCAAAATCACGAATAAGACGTTCTTTCTTTTCAACAATACCAGATAATGTCACTGCAGCTGCATATACCCGCTTACCATAACTATCATTACTAATCCAAGCCTCGTGAGATACATCTACCTGTAAATCAGATGTTACTTCTTTTGCAAGAGCAATGCCTGAACGAACAATATCAGCAAGTCCCATTATGCCCTCAACAATTCTAACGTTCCACTCATTCTCCCTTGAACTGTCCCCCAACTTCGAGGGATAAGGTGGAATACTGCGTCAGGGACAACTTTTGAAAACACTGAATTCTTAAATGTTAAAGTCACAGGTCCTGCTTTAACTGAAGTAATTCCTTGTGTTTCAATATCTGAATCCTCTGCTCGATTTTTTGCCAGTAATTGTCGTGCATATTCAGCAGTAGCTTCCTGTAATTCTGTGGGAATAGAATCTGAATCTACAGCATACCCACTTGGATATACCATTCCGCTCCGAGGCCAGAGTAATACCTGAACATCATCGACAACCCAGCCACTCCAATCGACTAAACTGTCCAGAAGTTTTGTTGCCCATAGAAGTGCGGCATTTTTCTCTTCATCTGTTGCACCTGACCAAGTCGTACCGGCTGGAGGCCGATCCTCATGATATTGATCTGCAACTACCAGAGTAGCATACGTATTTGCATTGTTAGCCCCAGCAGTTGCGACAAGAGTTGTGACCGCCATGATAATCTTCCTTACCCTAATGTGTCTACCAATCTGTACTTCACGAAAACCATCCAAGCAGCAGTTCCTGTCGTCTCCACAGAAATTCCTTTTCCCGCAGCTATCTTGTAAGGGAATTTGAAAGGTCTGTGAATAGGATGATTTAACACATTACTCCCATTTGCACATCCCATCCCTGTAAGCTCATTCCCACCAGCAGCATCTTCGAATCGAAGCAATCCTGCTGCTTGAGCAGTCCAAAGACAAACATGAACTTCTTCGACTTCAAGATGTTGGGTAACTTCTGGAGCCGCGACGAGCAACGTGTCAGTTTCCGTTGTTATATTTGCCTCAGCTTGTTTCAGTGTTCCCCTCATAACTCTTCTCGCCTCCTGTCTATCGCATTTGCAACTGAAATACGATCTTTGCCATTCTTTTCCCCTTCTTCCATTTCATTAAGAATAGCAAGATCAGTTACTTCAGCAATGATATTCTTGGCATCTCCAGCACTGAAAGAAGAAAGATTTTCAACATCGTTTGGTTCTTCCTCTACAGAATCCGGTTTTTCCTTCACAGATTCTGGTTCTTCCCTCACAGATTCCGGCGTTGTCTGAGCGAAATCAACATCAGACGCTTCGCTAGGCTCAGGTATGAACGCTTCACTAATCTCATCAAATCTATTTGGAAAAAACTTCTCTATTGGGATTTCAGAGGGTTGAATGTCCTTTAAACCCGCTAGATGTAGGAGTGACTCATGTTTTTTCGGATTGAAATCTCCAGCATTGATCCCAATTTCTCTCCCATCAGATTTTCGAATAACTTTAATTACAGAAAGTTTCATTTCATTCTCCCCAGAGGGGATACGATAAAATCGCACCCCTCCATAGATTTTCACGCAATCGCAAGTAAGGAAGCTTTACGAATTACGCGATAGAAAACGCGGATTTTCAAAGGTGAATTACCTGAGTCCCAGTTACCAGATGCTACAGCTACCTCAATACCTCCGTCAATCACGCAATCGTTGATTTCCGAAGCATTGGCTGGAAGAGGCCTTACAATCACCAAGTTATCCCCCGCACCAGTGAACATTGTGCCATCAATAGTTTGACTTACTTTATCACCAGCCGACAAATTTTGAAATTGCAAATCCTCCCCTACACCTGCTACGTATTGAATACTCGCATAGTCCAAGAATACGTAAGCACCCAAGAACTGAAAATAGTTCGCGGCACCAACAGCAGCAACTATTGAAATAGGAGTAGTAAATAATGTTAGCACATCGCCCGTTGCAATAAGCTTATCTGCTACCCGAATGTCACCAAGACTATCGCACTCCCGATCTGCATCGAGAGTAATGGCCTTTGAAGCGGCCTTGGTACCAATAGTTACAGCATCTAGAACACTGAGCTCTGTACCTGTAAGTGTATTTCCACCTACTCGTAGATTGGCTCCCGAAGGAATATCCATTCTACGATTCGCTGGATCAAAACTTACAATTACATTCCCATTTTCGTCTAGAAGTTGAAGCACCCCCACGTCATATTTCGAATGGACACCACCCTTGCACTGAGGATAAAGTCGTTCATCCATACTACACCCCCTATGCAATCGCTACCATTGAAGCCTTGCGAATGATGCGATAGAAAACACGGATTTTCAAAGGTGAATCTCCTGTGATCCATTCGCCCACCTTAATGGTAACCTCTACTCCACCATTGATGACACAATCATCAATTTCCGAAGCATCGGCAGGAAGAGGCCGAACAAGAACCAACTGATCTGTTTCAACCTCGAACATCGTACCGTCGATATCCTGGCTTAACAAATCACCACCGGAAAGATTCTGAAAAGCCAAATCCTCTCCAGCGTCATGTGCATAGGCCGTTGTTGCGTAGTCCATGAATACATAGGCACCCAAGAACTGGAAGTAATTGGCTCCCCCAACAGCAGCCACACAGGTGATAGGAGTACCATTCAGGGCTTTCACTTCAGCTGTCGTGATGATTTTATCTGTTACCCTGATGTCACCAAGACTATCTATCTCTCGGTTTGAATCGAGGGTGATGACCTTTGAAGCGGCCTTGGCACCAAGAGTTACTCCATCAACTGCTCCTAGTTCAGCTCCAGTCAACGTATTGCCTCCAATACGCAAGTTGGAACCACTCGGAATATCGAATCTACGATTCGCTGGATCGACTGCGTAAATGATATTACCTGATGCATCGTAGACTGTCAGGACACCTGCTACGTACTTAGCGTCGATACTCCCACTCCCTTGAGGATACATTCGTTTATCCAACATCATCTATCTCCTTTTCAGAAGGAATTTGGAAGGGCAATTAAATTGCCCTTCCTGTATCCCCTATTATCCGGCGATCCGAACGCCGTATTCCTTCCGAATTACGGCAGCACCGTAAAGAGCGTCCCATGCCCATTGATACTGCTTGTACTGACGAGTGATTTCCAGCCGCAAGGACAATCCCGATTCCTCGTCGATGGCCACAGAAACACCCTCACCTCCGAGAAGCTTCTGTTCTGCCAAAGGAGCCATTGCGAAGGCAATAGCTTCCCGATGGAGTAACAGATTCTGAGGACCACCTGACTTGAAGGTCAAAGCGTATTCATTCACTGTTTCGATCTTGAGTCCCGGCGCGAAAGTGATTGAAGTTACCGTACCACCACCTACTGTCGAGATGACCACATAGGTCTGCGTATCACCAGCCAACGTGAAGATGTCACCTTCCAGAATTGTTCCCGTTCCACCATCAACAGTGATAGTAGTGGTACCAACTATGATGGTACCGTTGTTGATGACATAGTTACCATCTTCTCCACCCTTGGTGTGAGTTGGTACGTTTTGGGTCATAACCCAATTAGCACCGAGCTTCCGGCCGATGGTACCGTTGACGATTCCTTCAGTGTCCCCCCGAAAACTTGCGTCTTGAAAAGCCCGCAATCCAAGGGCATTTGCCTCGGCCACTTCGTCGATCAGCATCCACCGAGGATCTGGATCCATCAGCTGCGCATTAGCGAATTTTCGAGCATCCAGGTATGCGGATACATCCGTTGCGAAGGGAGTAGTTCCTGCTACTCCTGCATATCCGTAGAATTTCTTATAGAAACCCCACAGATACTGATCGATAGTATTTGCTAACGACTTGATGGCCTCAGAAGCTTGCATCGGCAAGATACCGGCATCAACCTGATTGATACCTTTGTCGTCCATTATGAACGGTGCCTCATTCCATTGACTCAAAGTGACAGGAACACTTGTTGGTGTAACTGCTGAGGT